GAAGAAGAAATGTGAAGGGACGCCTTGTCTGTAACCATATGAGGACTACCTGACTTTCCGATGTTCACACTGTCGCCGCTGGCGAGCATGGTCATTACCCGTGCGCCGCCAAAACTGGGGCCGTTGAACTCGTACCTATTATTATTAGAAGAATAATAAAAAACGGCTTTTCTATTGTTGGAAAGGGCACCAGGGATTCCCCAAGTAATCTGACCTGCCTGTCCGCTTGGGAATATAAACTGGAGTCCAGCGTGATTGTCGTTTTCAAGCACTAACTGAGTATTTACTACAGGAGTTTGTCCTTGTTCGGCACCATTATTGCCCACAATATGAAGACGGTTGGTATCGTCACCTCCTGCTGGATCGGTAGGCGCTGGGTTATCAGTACCAATACCGATTATGCCGCTGCTTGATACAAAGAGAATTGGTTCTGGTCCGGACTGATCGGCATGGTCTATTCGGAAAAGAGCGCCGTTTGCTGAAGAAGAAATCTCAAGTGCTGGAGTCTTCATAGAAACAGAGGCTGTCACCTGCGGAGACGTTAGAGATGTCCCGTCAAATGTTAGACTAGCTTCACCGTTAATTGTGTTAGAGTTGACAGAGGTTATTACTCTGTTGTCGCCAGCGTTGGTATAACTGGAGACTGCTCCGCCTCCTCCACCGCCACCGCCGGTAACAGAGGAGCCATTAAGGGTAAGAGATCCGGTAATGTCTACTGAGCCAGTAAACTGATGTACATCAGTATCTATATCTGTACCTGTCTGGGTACTCCCAGGAACATTATTTGGTGAGGGCGTGAAACCTCCTCCTCCACTGCCGAATCCCATTGGATCGTCCTCCTATTTTATTCGTCGATGCCAGAACCAGTCAAAGGAAACATCGACTGTGGCTGAATACCTGTTAATTCTGCAAACATTTCAAAAGTAGCTGCGCTACCTGGCGCTGAAAGAAAAACACTCTTGCATTTAATATTCATAGTAAGAGATGAGTTCTGGTCTGCCAGAGTCACATAGTGAACTCCTGCAATAGTCCTAGCTGTGTCCTTGGATTGGAAATGCACACGAATGTCGTCGTTGGCAGCGTCCTTATTAATAATTGTAATAGATCTAGTAACGGCTGGAAATTTTATTTCCACCTCAGCACCGCCAGTAATAGTGCTTCCCGTCATAAAGGGCGCACCAGCAACTTGGTAAGAGCCAACGCTCCCCAATCCTGCAAATGGCCTTGTATGATATTGTGTTTGGTCAGGTGATATAGCCATGTGTTACGACCTCCTTCTTTTATATCGATCCCTAGGTTTAAGTAGTTCATCTCTGCGCTTATTCACCTTGTTGATCAATCTTTGTCTTTCTTCTTTTTGTTCTCTGCGCTTCTCACTGGGTGATTTGAAGTAGCGGCGATTACGCTGTTCTTCAATAATACCCTCTGCTTTGACAAGCTTCCTAAAGCGGCGTATCATTCTTTCAGGGTCGTTATTGTTATCTTCTGCCCGAACTGTAACACAAGGGTTTAAAACATTATTTTTTCTTTTTCTCATTGTAAATTACTTTCTTGTTGCAGTTGCAACATTTGACCAGCTTCCAAAGCCGGGAATGTTTGTTATATCAACACCAGGATCATTAGGAGAAACTCCGGAGAGAGCCCCTCTTCCATTACCCTCAACGATAGGGGTAGTGCCTTCAAAAAGTTCAGGGTTAGCAAACTTATCTTTTACATCCTGATATGAATTAGCAGCTATAGCGTCAAGCATGTGCTTTTTGGTTTCTGCTATCTTCTTAGAGGAGTTAGATGCGCTCATAGTCTGGGGCTTTGCCTCTTGTATAAGAGAGCCAGCACCTAATCCCTGGACAACCTCCGATACAATTCCTGATAGAACACCCTCTTCAAGAATTACTTCCTTGACACATTCTTTAATAATATTTTTGAGTTCCGATTTTTTCATCTCTTTCCTTTCCGTTTAGATTTGATGCCACGCATTGTGAGAACTCTCACTTATCCATATAAACTCTAATGCTGTTACACCAATAGAATCGTTTAAGGCACCAAAGGAGCCACTTATAGTTCCGGCTGGCATAATACTTACATTATTAGTTGTTGTTTTGACAACGAGACTAAGACGTTGGCCTGAGCTAGTTCCGTTGGGAATAACAAGGCTGTGGACTTCTTGTCCCATCATTTCAGTTCCGTTAATAGAATCAGCATCCAAAAGAACAACCCCTGAGCTTGTAGAAAGCGTATTACTTGTAGAATTACCAAGATCCTGTGTTGTTACAGCAGTAACGTAATGATTGGATTTAGTTTTTCCGTTAATTTCTAATTCGTGTGCTGGGCTGTTTGTGTGAACACCAACATAACCTTGTGTGGGCTCTATGGTTATACGTGATGCTTTCTGATCATCAGTATTTCTTCTTGTGGCGATCTGAAACGCATTGTCAAAATTTGTGCTTGTGGCAGCCATCAAATAAAAAGCATTCGCCAAAGAATCAGAAAATTTCTGACCTGCATCGCCGATTAGTCCAATCGATGCCTGAGCAAAAGCTCTGTTAGTTGGAGCGCCACCATCCTGAAAAAAGTCTATATATGGATTATCATTTTCTGTAGATCCAGCATTCACATCGGCAACCAAGCGAATGCCACAATCAGCGTCACTCTGAATCATAAGATATGTGTCGGAAGAAGAGCCGCTTATTGTTAAATTACTAGATATATTAGCTGGACCAGCAACATCTAATGTTCCTGTAACATGAATTAAATCATCAGAAGTGTTACCAAGCTTTATCTCACCGTCACCGAGAGCTTTAAAGTAAAAATTTCCTAAACTGTCTTTTGCTCCGTAACCAGGCACAGGCTAATCTCCCAGAATATCGTTTAGTGCTCTGTTAATTCGGTCAGCCTTGGTTAGGTGAGTTTTTACCTCTTGTCCTTCAGCAACCAAGAAAGCCCCTGTTGTGCTTGGTTCAGATACCAAATCAAAACAAAGTAATTGAAAATCATCTTCAACCATTGTCACTCCACCTTGTTGGCGAGTGGACCCAAGGCCACGACTAGAAATCCCAAGTTGAACACCGCCCTCTACAAGCTGCCGAGCAATTTGTCCTGCTGGGGTGTTGAGGATCTTCATCTTACCCATTACGTCGTCACCCTTCCACCACACCTCAGTGATAACATGACTGGCGTTTTTGAGTTCTACTACTGATGAATCTGGGTGGTCGAGTTCGCCGATGGCTCTGCCTTCTTTTACAAGTTTCGTATAGTTTTTCATCTCTCGTTCAAGTATTGGACGAGGATAAATACGACCATTACCGTTCTTGGCGTCGGCGGCTTGGATCTTACCTGCGACAATAAGGTGAGTACCATTGCGATTACCTTCACGCTCTTCTTCGGTGAGAAGATCGTCGCTATAATCCAAATTCATAAACTCTTGAAGCACATATTTCTTAGTCATTTTAATCTCCTTTAAGTGCGGGCGCTACCCGCACGGTACAACTACCACGACAGCATCTGGCTACGGGTCTTAGTCTCCACTTTTGCGTCCACATCCCCTTTAATTCGGTGTTCATATTGAAAGCCTCCATCTGATATGAGCATACATAACGCATATGATGTAGCCGATGAAAGCGATCCTAATAATAAAGCATTCACCAAACTGACACTAAAAGTAAATAGTTCGGTGTAGGGATTAAGCATCATTAAGAAAACACCGACCCAGAAGCCAATACACATTGGACAATGAAAGAAGTGGTGCTTTGGGCGGATGGAGTCAAAAATTTTAGCAAATGCTAGTATTTGTGTGATCCCATAAGAACACAACACAAAATAGATTAACGACATTAGTAGTAGTAGCCGTATCCCGCAAATGTGTAGGTTGGGTCTGCGGCGTCTGCTCGACCTTCTGGTGTATCTTGGTAAGGGGGAATTTCCCCGTACGCTGTCGAATCCTTTGCGTTTGGATCCGTAAATCTATCTTCAATATTTTCATCATATTCGTGAGCCACCTGCTCCGAATTTTGTATTCTCTTCAGATACTCGCTGATGCGAAAGAGGACCGCCTGTAATGTGTCTACGTCCCCTTCTTTTGGATAACTTGTCTCTACCATCCCGAAGACAGGACCGCCACGAGGCGCAGCAGCCATAGTGACACCAC